GGCAAAATTGCACCCATAGCCGACGCCTGCTTTTTAACGCTGTTGTAGTCGGGCGACAAGGCGCTTCGCGCTGCCGCTTCTTGTGCAAGTGTCAGGTTTTGGATTGACTTACCCAACTCAACAGGAGAACCGCCTAAATCAAGCGATTGCGTTAGCTTGGCCCGTTGCGCAGCAATAGCGCCGAGCCGTTTGTTAAAGTCGATTTCGGCTGCTGCGGTCGCTTTGCCCGTACTAGGTAACGTACTGCTTGGCTGTGGGTACAGCTCCGTGGCCTTATTGCGAACTGCTGTCTGCAAATCTGCGTAGATTTTTTGCAGTTCGCTGCCAATCTTTTCGTCGCTTTGCGCGAGTTTGGTTAACGCGCTGCGAAACACTTTGTTGTCTATACCACCACTGGCCAAAACGCCGCTTTGGCCACCAACGAAATCAACCTTTTTCTTGATGTCTAACAGCCGCGCATTCAGACCGGGGTCCGCAGCCAATGCTTTTTCGACCAAATCCTTTGCAACTGAGCTGCCTTCTATCCCGGCCAAGTCTTCTACATTGAAGTCCTTGAGGTTAATACTCTTGCCTCTACTCAGGAGCGACTCCACACCTTTGATCGCACCGCCGCCGGACGCCAGCGCAAAAAGAATACCGCCAATGATCTGGCCCGGCACTCCAGCGACTTGCCCGCCGACTTCACCGCCAAACTCACCACCAACACCCGCCGCCGCAGCCCCCGCTGCTACTGCGGCTCGCGCAGGGCCAGTGGCTGGAAGGCCAAATAAGTTAAGGGGGGACGCCACGTTCTCTACACCTGCACCGAGCATTCTTTGTGTTGTTGTAGCAGGGCGCAAGTCAACGTCAACACCCATGCGGCGTTGAATGTTTGGTGTTGTGAATTCTTCCAATTCAGGTTGTGTTGGAAACGCGCCCGCAAACGTCCCTGTTTGAGCTGCACTGCCTGAAATCAACCGCGCAACATCTGCTGTCAACCCACGCGCTGCCATCGTACGCAAGTACTGGCTCATGCTGGTTGCCGGGCGTGGCTGCGGCGCTGTTGGGCCGCCCGTGGTGGGGATTTGGCTTATGAGTTGATCACGCGTCGGAGGAGCTGCTTTTGCCTCAAGCTCGGCCATCCGGCGCAGCGCTTCTAATTCTTCACGAGGCGTCATTGTGGATTCCTTTTGAAACGTGAGCGAAGTTGGTCTAACTCAGCCTGTTCGGCGGCGGTAAGTCCACCCGCTGAGGGTGTGCCCGCAGGCGCAGCTGCTGCTGCGCCGGGCTTAGGCGCCAGCTTAAATCTTGCCAACTGATTGTCAAGCTGTTGTAGTGTGATTTTGTAGTTAGGCGAGTCCAGATAACCAAACTGCTCGGCTTGGTTTTGAAGACGCTCTTTTTGCTGTATCAAAGCGCCGCGATAGAGCGCTGTAGCAAATCTTTCTGCTTGCTCTTTCTTCACCTTTGTTGCTCGGCCAGTAAAAAACTTAACCGCGTCTGCCGCTAAACGATCATCAAGACCGCCAGTACGCGCAAAACGGGCCACGTCTTGGTTAGACATGTTCTTACCTTCACCCGTCAACCTAGCCAAAGCACCGGGTAAAGCAGCAGCCGAAATGTCGTTGTCAGTAGTTGTGCGGATAATTTCAATCGCGCTGGGGGCGTCCGATATGATGGTGTTTGTACGCACCATCGTTGGGTCGCCACTTAGAATTTTTGTACTGAAGTCTATCCAGTCTTTGACAGGCACACGCTCTCCTGGCGGGCGGGCGTCCACAGTAGTTTTAGCAGATGTGCGATCAACGGCGCCAGTAAACGGTACGCGCACTTGTTTGCCATCAGGCCCCGTACCGAATGTAAACTGTTCGTTATTGTTAACGTCCAGATAAACTGGTGCCCGCGATTTTTCTGCAACACCGACTTCTTTGATGTTCGGCGCAAGGGGCTTTTCGCCCGGCTTGGTGGTCAGCTCGTCAATTTTTGCGTTGAACGCGGCGTTGTACGCTGGCGAGCCTTCTGGCCCCGCACGCAACGCAACTGCTCTGGCGTTCGTGATCTCGTTAGTTGTAGGCGGCGCTCTTTCACGCGTCGCCTGCGCGACGGATGCAAGCGCAGCCGCGTTGCGTTGCGCCACCAAAGCAGCGCTTTCTTGTTGCTGTCGGAATACCTGTGCCAATTGCTGCAAGCCCACGGTATCGCCTGCCTGTTGCAGCATGGCCATACCTTCTTGGATGGACGCGGGGTTAGTCAGGTCGATCTGACGTGCGATCTGCTGACGCATCGAGATGCGCTGCAACTCAGGGTCTTGGCCACCCAAAGCACCGCCGATAGCACCGCCCAGCATGTTAGCCCCACGCTGGATACCGAAACTTGCTCTTTCAAACGGCGATAACCTAGCGTATTGCAGCGCTTGCGCGTCGGCGCGGTCTTGTTGCTGCCGTTGATACATCTCCGGCGTAAGACCAAACAATGTTGGAACGATGTCTGCCATGTCTTACTCCTTAGATAATAGGAACAGGTCTGCCAAAGGTGTCGTAGGCAAAAGACGTTCCGGCAAGATTGCCCGCGCTGGGCTGGGTAGAACCACCGCTTAACAATTTCGATATGGCGTCTGTCAGGGTCTTATTCTGCGATGACCCTTGTAAGAAATCTGCAAACGGGTTGAAAGCGTTGGCTTCACCCACGGCCCGAGCCGCACCCATACCACCAGCTAAGAGCGCCTGAGAGCCTGCCTGGTTGATGTTGCGCCCACCCAAAGCCGAACCGATGTCCAGCGGTGCTTGGCCCAACGTCTCCAAACCAGTTGCGCCGCGCATATACGCTTCATAGGGCGCAAGAGCTTCTGCTTGGCCTCGGAAACCTTGTCCGAGCAGATTGCCGCCGACATTAAATAGACCAGCCCCAAATCGGGCTTGTTCCATACCCGCTTGTTGGGCTTGCGCAGCCAGCGCAGCGTCTTGCTGGGCCAGAGCGTTGTAGTATGCCTCCATCTCGGGACTGGCAGCACCAAGGCCCGCCGCGCCGCTTGGGCGTGCGCCTGTGGCCCCGACAGCCAAGCCGCCACGGCCAGTTTGGAACAACTGATTTTGGAGCTGCGCAAACTGACGCTCACGGCTGGGTGCCAGCAAGTTCTGCTGGCCCATCATGTACTGCTGCGCGGCCTCTTGGGGTGACTGGGCCAGGTACTGCTGGCCGAGGCCGAACAGACCCTGCGCTGCTTGGCCCAGAGGCGCGAACTGCGCCTGCGCTTGCTCGGCTTGCGTCAGCCCGCCACCTGCCAGACCCAAGAAGCGGTCTTGCATGGCCGCCAGCTCGGGGCTTAACTCGTAGCTCGCGCCCGACACGCGGCCATCAGGCCCAGTCGTGAACTGCGACTGACCGAAGCGCGTCGTGATGCCGACCGGACGGAATCGGGCTTCTTCAGCCGCTAGTTGCGCTGCACGTTCTTGCGCGGCTGCTTGAGCCTGCGCGGCTTTTTTAGCAGACCTGCCTGCTAACACACCACCTAAGAGAGAACCGCCTATTGCGAGAAGTGACATATCAAACTCCGATCAAAATTAAGCAGTACGCTTCCACATCGCCACGGTGATGTACGGCTGGAGGTTGGCGTTGGTGGCACTAGAGCCAGTAGAACCAATAGATGTAGAAACAGAAATTCCAGTAGTAGCCCCGGCTGTGTTGATGTTTTGACCAATATCGTTTACTGTTGGCTGAACAAATGAGGCTCCTGCAAAACTAGCACCAAAATCAATTCGGTGTGAGTGACCCGGATCGCTAACAGAAGATGTTGCGCTGTGATTGTGGCTGACCAGCGTAGCATCCTTGCTACCACCAGTTTCTTCCAATGTATCGAACAGAGTATCGCTGCCGTTCAAGCCAACCATGACTCGACCAGCACCGAAGGCCGCCCAAGTACCAAAACCAAGCAAAGTACCTGGGTTCGTTGTCACGCTTGCGTTAACGTAGATCGAACCAACAGGGAACAACGCCTCTTTGACTGCGAGCGCCACATCTTGCACGAAAGCTGTAGTCGCAAGTTTGGTGCTGTCGTCGGTCGCCGTTTGCGTAACGCCAGTTGTGCCAGTTGGCAGCACTGGGCTGCCCGTAAACGTAGGCGACGCCAGATCAGCTTTGGTCGCTACGGCCACAGCGATGTTGACGAACTCCGTGTTGATCTCGGTGCCCTTGACGATCTTCAACGGATCGCCAGACGGCAGCGCGTCTTTCGTGGCGAAATTCGTGGACTGTACATAATTCGACACATCAATCTCCTTGTTGATTACGACATCTTGCCGTCTTTGGACTGAATTTCAATCCGCTGAATCGACAGCGGCGAGCCGTTGATGTTGGTTTCGTATCCGGTTTGCACGATTTTACCGCTGCCGCTTGCGCTGGTCGATAAGGTTTGCAAGGCCACACCCTCAGAATACTGAGCGATGTCGTACTCGCCAATGCCGTATTCAGACACACCCTGCGTTGGGATCAGCGCGTTGGCCGACAAGTAGTTGGTGCTGAAGTCAAAGCCCCACTTCATCGTCACGAACTGGTTCGTGCCACCGATCACCACCACCTTCAATCGCTTGAGCAGCGACGTGACGTTGGCGTTACCCAAGTCAGCGTGGTTGGTGAAGTACTGCATCCGGTAGGCCGATGTGTGATCTTGGTAGGTGCTGTACTTGCCGATGTAGCCGTTTTTGCCGATCAGCACGTCACCGTTGCGCCGCGAGAGCAGCGCCGTTGGCTCAATTGAGTTCCATGTAGTGACGCGAAACGAGCCGTCTTGCAACTGCACGCGGGTGTCAAA